CAAAAGCGGATAACCAGATATATCTACTTTGAAAAAATGAGCCTTGTTCAGTGCAGTTTCAAAATGCAATTATCAGAGCGAACAATCTGGGAGAGAAAAAAGAAAGTATTGGAGGACTCGAAAGAAGCGGGAATTATGAGGGCATGGGATATATGGGAGAAAATTAATTAATTGCGATAGATTTGCGACAAATTTGCGGGAAAATTGCCTGTTAGCATTGCGAATATGTGATATGCTTATATTATGAAACAAATATAAGAAATTAACTAATACTTGCAAAGCCAGATTGAGACGGCGAATAGGTGTCAATAGACTCTGAAAAGGAAAGCGGGTTAGGAGTCATTTATCTGGCTGGATAAATCCCCCTGATTGAGCAGGTGAGACTTCTGAAACTGCGAATGCAATGTAGGAAGTTGTTGACCCTGCTTTTTGTTATGCACTAAGTGGGTATAGTTAAGGGTTTTATATTGCCTGCAGAAAAAGGAGAAGGGGGAGATTATAGAGGGGGTAGAGGTTATTAGAAGTTGCTAAACAAATGGTTCTTGAAGAAATGAAGGAATAAAAGAGGTGGTGGCCGTGCCAGAAAAAGCAAAAAATCAAAAACAACCTCATAGAGATAAGAAAAACAAATGTGGAGCCACTGCCAAAAGTACTGGAGAGCCGTGTAAATTACCAGCCGGTTTTGGAACAGATCACCTGGGAGAAGGCAAATGCAAATATCATGGAGGGGCCAGCAAAGGACCGGGTGAAAAGAACAAAAACGCAGTACAGACTCATGAACATGAAACAATCTGGTTAGACACCTTAGATGATGATGAAAGAAAACATTTTGAAGAGATGAGGACAGATGTATTAGACCAGCTTGATGAGGAAATTAAGCTAACCAATATCCGTATTCGTAGAATGATGAAACGGATTGCAAAACTTGCTAAATTAGATTATTCAACAGTCGAAAAGAAATATAGAAACGGAGTAGGTCCAGAAGGCCCGGTTGATATTGAAGAAAGTAAGGAATTGGCTACAATGGGCCAAATCCAGGATATTGAGGAAGCCTTAACCAGGGTTCAGCGGCAAAAAGAAAAATTACTCAAACTTAAACATACAATTGAAGAAGGCGGGGATGACGATGAAGAGAAACTCAATCAAGTAGTTTCCGCAATGATGAAAGTAGCTGGTGGTTGAGATGATTTATAGTAATAAGCAAAAAAATGTAATCAAAAACGCCAACGCTAGATGGAATATACTTACCGGTGCTGTAAGGTCCGGCAAAAGTTTTATAGCCAACGATTTATTATTGAAAAGATTAAAAGAGCTGCCGGATGGTAGGCGGGCAATTATAGGCAAAACTGAAACAACAATAATGAGAAACATATTGGATCCACTCCAGGACCGTTACGGATTAAAATATGTTTCTGATATAGAGGGAAAGAAAAGGGAAGCGACAATATTCGGCAAAAAGTTGTATTGCATAGGGGCGAATGATGCCAGGGCCGTGAAGAAACTTCAAGGTACTGGCTTTCAGTATGTGCTGGGTGATGAAATAACCACCTGGCCCCAAGATTTTTTCAGCATGTTAAAATCCAGACTGGATAAGAAAAACTCTAAATTTGATGGTACTTGTAACCCCAAAGGACCATACCATTGGTTGAAAAAAGGACTGATTGATAGGGTAGGAGATTTAGATGTATTCCACCAACACTTTACAATTGATGATAATTCGTTTTTACCTGAAGAGTTTGTTCACCAGTTGAAAAAAGAATATAGTGGAGTTTGGTATCAAAGGTATATTGAAGGTTTATGGGTATTGGCTGAAGGTTTGGTATATGATATGTATGATGAGGATAACCTTATTGAGCCTTACGAAGTTAACAGTATGAAATATACACGTGAATGGATAGGAGTTGACTACGGTACTACTAATGCCACTGTGTTTGTACTTGTTAGATTAGGAGAAGATGATAAGCTCTATATTGTTGATGAATACCGATGGGGAGAAAAGTCAGACGGTTTACCAAAAACTGATGTTACTTTAGCAGATGACCTTGAAAAGTTTATAACACGAAATGATGCTAATCCTGAATGGATATTTGTAGATCCATCAGCTAAAAGTTTTATAACAGAAATATTCTCAAGAGCTCAGCATTTTGCTCCATTTTATAAGGTTACAGGAGCTAAGAATGACGTACTTAATGGAATACAACAGTTAAGTAGTTTACTAGGAGTTAATAAGCTTTTAGTAGCAAAAGGACTTGGTGATCTTAACAAAGAATTTCACTCTTATAGTTGGGATAAAAAAGCTGAAGCTAAAGGTGAAGATAAGCCTCTTAAAGAATATGACCATGGTTTAGATGCACTTAGATATGTTATAAATGGTATACCCAGAGTGGTTGAATATATATTAAAGGTAGGTGCTTAAATGATTTTATGGAATAAACCTATTGGGAAATCACCCTGGTATCATAAAATTTGGGCTAAACCTTTGAATTGGGTTTTTATTAAAATTGCAAATGGATTAAATAAATTGACAGAATTAATAAAGGCAGGTGATTAAATGACTTGGCCACCAGAAGAAAGAGAAAAAGAATATGATAAGTTTGCTGAATGGTCTGCTTTATACAGTGGCAGTCGAGAAAAACTATTAGAAGTTTATCAAGCAAGAGTTGGTAACTTTTGGGCGAAAGATGTTATTAAAGATCGAGTAACAATGCTTCATGTTCCAATTGCAGGTGATATTGCAGGGGTCAGTTCAGACTTATTGTTTAGTGAAAAGCCTGATATTCGATACGATGAAACTTCAACATTTGAACACTTAGATGAAAGTTTAGATGATATGGACTTTTACTCACGATTATTAGCTGGTTCGGAAACTGCTGCCGCATTAGGAGGAGTATATCTAAAAATTAATTATGATGAAGATATAGCCGATTATCCAATAATCAATGTTGCACAAGCAGATAATGCAATACCACGATTTAAGTGGGGTTACCTTCAAGGTGTGACTTTTCATAAGGTTATAAGTGACAACAGCGAAGAAGCAGTTTGGCGATTATTAGAACACAGAACAGATGATGGAATACAGTATCAGTTATTTAAAGGTAGCATAATGAAGTTAGGTAATAAGCGACCATTAACTGCACGTGAAGAGACTGCTGAATATGATGAGTATGTGCCGTTACCAACAAGTGGAATAGTCTATATTCCCAATAAACTTCCAAACAGACTTTGGAGAGGCAGCAGCTTAGGCATTAGTGATTATAATGGTATTGAAAACTTAATGGATGCACTCGATGAAACATATACAAGCTTATTGAGAGACATACGATTAGGTAAAGCAAGAATTTATGTCCCAGAAAGATATATGAAAAATGTTGACGGAACACTTAAATTTGATGTTGACCAAGAAGCTTATGAGCTTATTAATGCAGACCCAAACTCTGACCAAAAGCTTGACTTTAATCAGTTTAAAATTAGAACTGAAGAGCATTTAGAGACAGCAGTAGAACTTATTGAAAAGATAGTTTCAATTGCTGGTTATAGTCCAATTAGTTTTGGATTAAACCAAGTTAATACTTCAGCTCAGACTGCAACTGAAATAAAAGCACGTGAGAATAAGTCACAAAAGACAAGAAGTAAGAAAGCTAAGTATTGGACACGAGGCATAGAAAAGATCCTAGCTGATTGGTTAATCATTGATAACTTTGCATTTAACTCAAACAACACCCTGGGCACACCTGCAGTAACTCTAGCAGATAGTTTTACAACCGATCCTCTTGAAAGAGCAAACAGCATAAAAACTCTTAACGATGCTCAAGCTGCATCAACTTATTTGAAAGTAAAAATGCTGCATGATGATTGGACTGAAGAAGAAGTTGAAAAAGAAGTAGAGCGTATTCAAAAAGAGCAAGGTATTATTGTTGACACACCAGATTTGAGAACATAATATGGAAGATATAAGAAGAGTTTATTCCCAAGCTGAATTGGATATAATAACTCGTATCACGAATAAACTGAAGCGAGGTAAAACATTAACTTTAAGTCAGTGGGAACGTGCAAAGTTGAATGAACTTAGACAATTAACTAATGGCATTAATCAACAAGTTATTTCACATCTAGCTAAAGAGAATGAAGATAAACTTGATGATCTTATTAGATTAGCTTATCAGCAAGGTAGTGACTCAGCCGTAAAAGATTTGACAAAGATTAAAGCTAATAAAGCAATTAAGAGTGAATTTCTACAATCAGATATAGTATCTATACAACTACTTACATCTGAGCTAAATCAAAGCCTATCTCAGACACACTTACGTATATTAAGACAGAGCCAAGATTATTATCAACAAGCAGTGGCGAAAGGTTCAAACTATGTATTAACTGGGGCTGGTACTCGATTAGAAGGAGCACAAAAGACTCTTAATCAATTAGCAAACAAAGGTATCACTGGTTTTGTAGATAAAGGTGGTAGAAACTGGAACTTATCTTCATATGTTGAGATGGCTACTAGAACAGCAACAGGAAGAGCAAGAATAGATGGCAATATTAATAGATTTGCTACTAATGGAGAAGACTTAGTAATTGTTTCAGGACACTATGAGAGCTGCCCTATTTGTGATCCATGGGAAGGTCGTATCTTGAGTATTAGCGGTAAGAATCCTGATTATGCTTCAGTACAAGATGCAAGAAGTGCTGGTTTATTTCATCCCAACTGCACTCACAACTTAACGTTATATGTTGAAGGGTTGACAAATCCTAAAAATGTTATCAAACAGAAAAAAGGTAGCAATTTATATGAACAGCGGCAACAGCAACGATATAATGAGAGAATGATTAGGAAATGGAAGCGAAGAAAAGCTGCAAGTTTGACTGATAGTGAGTCTAAGAAAGCTCAAACTTTTGTAAGTAAATGGCAGAAAAAACAACGTGGCTTAATTGATAAGACTGAAAGAAGAAGAAAGTACGGTCGTGAACAAGTTGACAAACCTCGCTAATTATTATTACAGTCAAGAACTAAATGACTTTGAAGAAGAATAGAACAACTCGACTTTTTGGTATTGCAGTCGTTAAAGAACAAGAGGTTTCATGGTCGACACCCATGTAAAAAAGCGTACACCAATACGAAGGGATGGTATTAATTATGGATTTGAAAAAACTTTTAGGAGAAGAATTGTTTGAACAGGTTGAAGCTAAGCTTAAAGAAGTTGATGACAAAGATGTAGAACTTTTTATTGCAAGCGAGAATGATGGTGACTTTGTGAGAAGGAATCGACTTAATGAAGAGTCTGATAAAGTCAAAGAACTACGCTCTCAACTCCAAGATTATGATACACAAATTGAAGAACTTAAGAAGCACGCAGATGCATCCTCTGAACTCCAGGACAAAATTAAAGAGATACAAGATGCTAAGAAAGAAGAAGTTGAATCTTTGAATAATAAGTTGAGACAAAAGACGTTAGATAACGAAATTGAAAAAGAATTGATCAAACGTAAAGCACGTAACCCAAAAGCAGTTAAGGCTCTTCTTGACAATGATACAATCAAACTTGAAGAGGATGACTCAGTTGTCGGGCTTAGTGAACAGCTTGATAAGCTTCAAGAATCAGATGATTATTTGTTTGAGAGCGCTGAAGCAAGGAAGAAGAAGAAAGCTGGAGATGACTTTAGTAAAGAACAAGATTTTGGTGAAAATGATGAGTCAGAGTTAGATGCTATGAGAAAGATAGCAGGTTTAAAAAAATGATATTAAAAATAGTGAAAGGATGATAAACAATGGCTAACACAATTAACAAAGCGAAAATGTATGTTACACTGTTAGATGAACTTTATAGAGACGCACTGAAAACTGATGTTTTATCAGCTCCATCTGAATTGATTAGAGCTGGAAATTCTGCTGGAGAAGTATTAATTCCAAAGATTACACTTGATGCTCTTGGAGATTATAGCAGAGCAGACGGATATCCTTCAGGAGATATTACTTTTCAATGGGAGACACACACATTTAGTTATGACAGAGCAATTGAGTTTACACTTGATAAGCAGAACAATTTAGAAGCACTTGATGTTCCATTTACAGCAGCATCTAGTCAATTTGTAAAACAATATGCAGCACCTGAAATTGATGCAGTAAGATTTGCTGAAATGTATGGATCAGCAGAAACTACAGTACAAGCAGAACTTACAGTTGATGATACAGTTGAAGCAATTGATACTGCAATCGCTGATATGAGAAATGCAGAAGTACCCAAAGAAAATATGTATCTCTTCTTAACTACAACAGTACTAAAGAATATTAAGAACTCTGCATTGTTTGACAGAAATATAAACACAGTTGGAGATCGTTCTATTCCCGCTTATGATGAAATTCCAATCATAGTAGTTCCACAGGGTAGATTTTATTCTGCGATTACTCTTAATGATGGAGCAACTGCTTTTGGTTATGAAAAAGATGGAACAGATGGTACTGACCTTAACTTCATGATTGTTCATAGTCAAGCTGCGCTTCCAGTTGTTAAGCAGCAGAACATGAAGATATTTACACCTGAACAGAACCAAACTAAAGATGGTTGGTTAATGCAGTATAGACTATATCACGATATTTTTACTCCTGACAATAAAGTGAATGGTATTTATGCCCATGAAGCACTATTGTAAGGAAGTGATATAAATGCTTATTAAAAGAAGGTCAATAAAAAGGCGTGTGTCAAAGCATGCCTTTGAGACCAAATTTAAAGCTTTAGGATTTACAGTCGTA